AATTGCCACCCATGCGCTATTTACATAGCCTTCAATAATTTTGTATGAAGTGTTATATCTAATTTGTCCTTCTACTGGGCTACTTGGTCTTTGTGCAGTCGTACCAGTAGGTACAGTCAAAGCACCAGTAGTGCTACTTGCATCAATAACTCCGCCTTGTGCATTGATTGCTAAGTTACCTGAAGTATCTGCAGTAACAGAATAGGCTGTTCCGCTTGTTGTTCCTGTTGTTATTAAAGTTGCCATTATGTTCCCGATGTAGATGCCAATAAATAATAAGTAGTTCCATTAATTACAATAGAGATTTTATTGGTTACTGTGTTTGTAGTTGAGGAAGAAACAACTAATGGCAACGTAACTGCTTGCGTTCCCGCAACCGCAGGGGCAGACAATGTAATTGTTCCACTAGTATCGCCTGAAAGAACCATTGAACTCATAATATTTCCTTATAGAATAACGTAACGTGAGCCAGCAGGAATTGTAACGGTAACACCTGCAGCAATAGTAATTGGGCCTACACTTTCACCATTTTTATTGGTGCTCATTGTGTAGTTTGCAGTAATGCTTTGAGTGTTTTCATACACTGCACCACCTGCAGATGCCCCACCTCCACTACCTAAATTGGCATAAATGTAGTTCATTTCGCCAGCAGTGATGCGTAATTGTACTAAATCGTTTACATTAAATGAAGATGCCGTTGTGCCTTCTTGTGCTCGTACTACGGTAAATACGTTACCTGTAACAGAGGTAACTTGGACAATTTCGATTGGTGTCCCAGTAACTCCTACTAAAGTAGCTAAGAAGTAATTGCCACCTGTTGGAGTTGGGAATGCAGACGCACTAGCAACTGTTATACTAGTGTCCGAAGGAACAACTGCAGAGGCTAGTGTTGTTGCTGCATTATTTGTAAAAAGTGCGACCATTTATCATCCTAGGGTAGTCGTATTCAAGGCAAATCCGTTAACCAACTTGGAAACAGATAAGCCTCTGATAATTGTATATAATAAACTAATATTGGGTATTTGGGTAACTATTTCGTCTTGAATATATATAGGCGGTTGGTCTGGTCTAGAGACTGGCACCGACATATCATCACGAACACCCTTTACATAGTCCTGGGGCTGTCTTGGTTCCCAACAGCCATTAGCCGTACAAACGTATAGTCCGTCCCACTCTAGTTTTAAGTCCGAAAACTTAAACTTGGAACCGCATCTATCGCAGATTCCGTTGTACGTCCCGCTACGGTAGTAGTCAGCGTGTCCCATGTTTTATAGCTGTTCAGATGGGTCGTAAACAGGGATGTCGCCTGTACAGGTATAGATATTACTTGCACTGGTAGTTACTGTCATAATCAAGCGGTAGGTATTATCTGCTACACCGCCAACAACCCTTTGGGTAGCCTTTCCTAGGCTTATAACAGGTGTCCCCGATAAAATAGCTGAGGGTGCTGGGTCAGTACCTTGTAGGGTAATTGCTGTACAAGTTGCTGTACTAATGGTCTCACCAGTCCCTAAAACAGGGTTAAAGTCAAAAGAGAATAATTCACTTTCGGTAGTGAGTTTGTATGAAAATTGGCTCATTTTGAGACCTTTTTATTAATCTGGTTTACTAAAGCAATGCGGACTTTGTTTAATTTTTGCAATCTGTCACGCACATTTATTTCAAAAGTGTACCTTACTACCGCCCCTAAACGAGGGAATACAGAGGTTATCAATGATGATATTGTAGCTGAAATTACCGACAAAACCTTAACTGTTTGCTTATTAACGCTACTTACGGTGTTAGATACTACAGAAAACAATTTGTTCAATAAATGCACTAAAGAGGTATTTGTGGACGATGTAACAAAAAGTAGCTTGGATAATATGTTGTGTAGTCTTAATGATACTGTTTCAGTAACTGCATAACTTAGGGTTTTCCCTAATAACTTTACAATTGATACTGAAGAACTTGACAAATATGACAAAGTCTTGGGTATGGACTTTACAATACTTGCCAAAGAGCTAGATACCACATTTATGGTTTTACCAATAGCCCGACCTATTGTTACTGTAGAAATGACTGTTTTGGACAAAGCAACTAAATGAAGCCCTATTTCAGTGAGCATTACAATAATATGTTCGCTGATAAGAGCCATAATTTTACTTATTGCTTTTTGTATAGAAATGGCATTTGTGCTGGTTACTGACAACAATTTATTTGGCAGTTTAGTTAAAGTAATTACAGAGGTACTTAGATAGCTAAGTGACTTTGTAATAGACTTTATTATCTTTGAGGTGCTACTAGACAAATATGAAAGAGTCAAGTAATGAGCTACATACCTTGCAATTGAAGCTGTGCTTGTCGACAAGTAGGACAATGTCTTCAAAATTGATTTAACAAGGCTTACGGAGCTTGTTGATATAGCTGATATGGTCTTGCCTACCTGTTTAGTAATTGACGCAGCAGAGGTGCTTAAAACACTTAATGTGCGTAATAATGATTTGATGATGCTTGTAGTGGATATCGAATTATATGACAGGCTTATAAAGTGAGCTACTACACGAATAATACTTACTGTTGATGCACTAGATACAGAAAACGCTCTCTGTAACTGCTTAATAATTGTGCTAGTGCTAGTCGATAAATATGTCAATGCTTTTTGGTATACCGTTCCGCCTGAACTACCAGCATAAGATGCAGATGAGAAGGATTGCTTCCCAAACATATTACAGAACTACCCAACGGCTTCCAGATGGTACTGTTACGCTTTGACCAGAGGCTACTGTTATCGGCCCTACCGACATGGCTGAAGAACCTGATGGTATTGAATAACTTGCAGAAACTGTTTTATTGTTTACAAAAATACCATTTGAAGCTACTACTTCAGCACCTGTTAATACGTTAGGTGTTGTTACGTTTCCTGAAGTATCAATCGTCATTGCGTCTGCAGTAGACGATGTGCCATTTATTAAAAAGTGAATTGGTGTAGCACCATACGTGGCTAATACTAAATCTGAACCACTACCTGCTTCCATAAATGTTGCATTTGGAAGAGATAATGAGTTATTAGGAAAGCCTGCTGCTGAATAACTATAGTTGTTACTATTCATTCCTATTTCGCCATATACAGAACCTGTATTGTTGTATAAAGCGTAAGATGAATAAGAGGTGTTGGCTGTTGAGCCAGTGTTTTTGTTTTGTAGTGCAGTAAAAACGTATGTGTCTGCTGTTCCTACTAAACTTTGAATAAGTCCAGTATCACTTGCACCGTTGAGTGAGCCGCCAATATTTAAAGAACCAATTGACCCTGAACCTGCAGTATTGTATGTTATTGCAACGTTTCCGTTAGCATCTTGAATAACTGCTTTACCTGCAGGATAGTCGCAGAAAACGGTTACTGTCCCCGTAAAGGTCACTGCTGACCCAGAATTGCTTGAGGACAGTATCGTTGTTCTTGTTAAAGTAGGCCCTGTTGTAGAGTATGTGCCAATACCAACTTCCCAGTTTGTTCCGTCGTTTGCTGAGTAGTAAGTAGTGTTTCCATTACCTACTGCTGCAAAAGATTGATACCCTGTTGAAGTTGCAGACAAGGTAAAGCTAACTGTTGTGTTAGCCGTACCAGTCTGTTGTATTCGGTCATAGACTACGAGAGCCATGTTATTCCTTAACTAAATTGAACTTTGAAAGTAAACTGAATTGAATCGCCACTATTCAAAGGAACTCCTGTAAAGTCACCCTTTACAAACAAGTTACCTGAAGTAGAAGCATCAAACAAACCAGCGTTGGTAATAGTCTCAGTTGTTGCTGCAGTCTGAGTACCAACTACTTGATAAGTGTCATTAGTTGTAGATGTTGTTACTTGTGAAGTTGTACCAGTTGTTCTTGGTGTTACTTCGGTGAATAAAGTTGTATCTGTTGCTGCGGTTGTACCTGCACCTGTACCCCAAGCCACATACTTAGGCTGAGTAGCTGCACCACCGTTAAGGTAGTTAGTAACAATCGCTTTACCAGTATTAACTAATAAAGTTGCCATGTTAATTCCTTTCTAGGAGCTTTTTGAGCTTCCAAATGAATCTTTTAATAGGGTTTTTATGCCAATAGTCTATAACGCCTAATTCTTCCTTAGTTCCGTCTGCACGGATTATGGTAGCAATTAATTCTATTTCTTTAGCGTTAACGTTAGCTATTTGCATATTAATCTTTGATAAGTTCTAAAACAATAGTAAATGATGTCAATGCTGATGTTGACGCACCACCAAAAGTAGTTAATGTAATTTTACCATTAGGGGTTATTGCGTTATCGGTAATACCACCAAAATTGGCAGCTTTGATTTCTCCACGACCAGCACATTCCCACAACAATCTTGGAGTTGCGCCATCCCAGTTTAAAGTAACTTGAATACCGTCTTGAATATCAAAGTTAATACGTTTTACACGAACTGTGCTTGGAATTGTTCCTTGTGCATCAATTTGACTTAATGTACTTGGGTCAACAACTACATAGTTAGTAATATCACCAGCATTTACCCAGCCTGCAATTTTTAATGTTGCATTGCGGTAACCATCATTTAAAATCTGAAACGGTAAAATCTGTGTTGCCATGATTAATACCCGCCTTTAGGCTTCTTCGCTTTAGTTGATTGTGTAGGGTTTTTTACTTTGTCTTTAGTAGGCTTTTGAACTGGAGCTTTAACACCCATTCCAATAGACTGACCTTCACGTAATTTTTTGTTAGGCATAATTTTTTCCTTTAAGTTAGAGAAAAAACCCCCTAGAAACCTTTTGGGAAACTAGGGGGAATCGCTCACGTGCGAGTTAATTAAACTCCAGGAGTACCCCACAATGCACGTGGGTCGCCCCAACCGAAGGCATAACGCTCATACGATTTAGCTTTAGCATTCATCGTATCAAAGTCATTGTCTTGGTCGAAAGTGATAGCCTGACGCTCTTGGTGAATCATACCTGTGTTCATTGGAACGTTAGCACGGATAAAGAATGCCTTTGTGCTTGTCAAGTAATGGTTCATCTTAATGCCTTCAGGCAATGCGTTAGTAGCGTGTAATACGTTTACAGCGTTACTTGCAGTACCAGGAGGATTAGCACCTGTATTGTATGAGTATACAGATTTCAAGATGCGATTAGCTTCAAACCAGTTGCTTGGGTGAACGATGATAGAACGTGGCATCAAGTTGATACGTAGTCCACGGTCGTTCAATGCAAGCATTTGTTGAATAATCAAGTTCTCAATAGCTGCTTCAGACAAGTTAGCTGCAGTAGTTAACAAGTTGCTGAATGTGCCACCAGATGTGTTAGGGTGAGCAGAGTTCAATAATGAAACACCGTCGCCACCAGCATAGCTGTTTGAGAAAGCGTTGTTGTATACGTTAGCAGCAACGTTCTCTTTGGTTTGACGCATAGAGAAAGCGTTAGCAGCAGCACGACGCTTGGAAACAACTTCATATAGGTTGTCAGCAAGTTCTTCTTGGGTAACGATGTAGCCCAAGCCGTATGCAACGTTGGTTAAACGAGTTACGAAACCTTGAGTCTCAGAGTCGTAAACAACGCCTTGACCTTGTGGTTTTTGTGGAGCAAGACCAAAGCCAGTAGCTTGGACGTACTCT